CTCACTCGCGTATATTGACCAAGTAAGTGTCAGCGACTTTGCCCACACAATTGAATTAGAAGAAGAATGGAGTCCAGTAGATGATATTGCAGGATATTGAAGATTTAAACGATAAAGATTATCAAGATGTATTAGAGTTTAGTGCTGACCCGACTACTTTAAAAATGAGGTATGTCGCAGCGTTGTCTATTATTGCAAATTTTGCTAATGACATAGACCCTACTTTAATACCCGATGATGAAAAAGTAGACTTATCTATATGTAAGATGATTATGGATGGTCACATTGAAATAGAAGAACTCAGTGATAGCGTACACTAAAACTGTGTTTTGTGTTATAATCGCAACAATTTCTTAGGAATACATTTTTATGCTTGACAAGAAGGAACTACAATACCAAGCCCTAGCTAGTTGGTTAATGTATAGATTAGATGGGTGGCGTAATCATCGTTCTCAAAACTATACTGCCAAGTGGGATGAATACTATCGTATCTGGCGAGGTATCTGGGATTCTTCTGACCGTACAAGAACATCAGAACGCTCAAGAATTATCGCACCTGCTACACAACAAGCTGTAGAATCATCTGTTGCTGAACTCGAGGAAGCAACATTTGGCAGGGGAAAATGGTTTGATATACAAGATGACATGCTTGACCAAGACAATAGTGAAGCAGAATACATAAGAAATCTATTACAAGAAGATTTAGAAAAAACTGGCTGTAAAGATGCAATTGCAGAAGTATTTTTAAACGCTGCAATCTACGGAACAGGTATTGCAAAAATTGTTGTTAATCAAAGTATAGAAAGAGCACCAGCAGAACAGCCTGTTGAAGGTTCAATGACTGGTATGCGTGGTATTACTGAGTACTCATCTATTGATGTTAAAGTAGAACCTATATCACCACACGAATTTTTGTTTGACCCTGCTGCAAATACAATTGATGAAGCATTAGGTGTCGCCCACGAAGTAATTAAACCTAGATATCATGTAGTTGAAGGTATTCAATCGGGTATATACCGTGATGTACCCCTAGATGGTGACTACGATACTGCAAAACTAGGGTTTGATGGAGAAATAAGACAAGCAGATGAGTCTGATTCTGTCAAAATAACAGAGTATTGGGGTTTAGTACCTAAAAGATTCCTAAAGAAAAGTGCTGATAAGGATGACTTCGAGTATACAAAGAAAGATGAGTTAGTAGAGGCTGTAGTAACTATATGTAATGATGAGTACATCTTGCGTGTAGAAGAAAATGCCTTTATGATGAAGGATAGACCTTTTGTTGCGTACCAACATGACATTATTCCTAACCGTTTTTGGGGTAGAGGGGTAGTTGAAAAAGGATATAACGCACAAAAAGCACTTGATGCAGAGATGAGGGCAAGAATTGACTCTATGGCACTGCGTAACACTATGATGATGGCTGCAGATGCTACTCGTTTACCTCGTGGAAGTAAATTTGAGGTTAGAGCAGGTAAAACTGTACTAACTAATGGTAATCCTAGAGATGCAATCATGCCATTAGACATGGGTCAGATGGATGCAAGTACATTTAACCAAGTATCTAGTCTACAAAACATGATTCAGATGGGTACTGGTAGTGCTGATATGTCTATGCCACAGCAAGAAACTGCAAGTGGTATGTCAATGATGCAGTCAGCGTCTATCAAGCGTCAGAAACGCACCTTGATGAACTTCCAGAACACATTCCTTATACCAATGATTAACAAAGCTATGTATCGTAAGATACAGTTTGATGTTGATAGATACCCTGTAACTGATTATAAGTTTATACCTTATTCTACTATGGGCATTATGGCTAAAGAGTTAGAAATGCAACAGATGGTGCAAATGTTGCAGTCTATACCTGCTGATTCACCTGCATTTAATGTGATATTGCTTGCTATGTTTCAAAATTCTAGTATACATAACCGTGACCAGATTGTATTTGGACTACAGCAAGGGCTACAAACAGACCCACAGATGCAACAGATGCAAGATATGGCTGCTCAGTTACAAATGCAACAAGCACAAGCTACGATACAAAAGACAACAGCAGAAGCAGCAGAAGAAAACGCCAAAGCACTCAAACATCAAGCAGAAGCAGCAGCATTAGTACCAACTGAAATAGATGCACAAGCTAAAGCTATTAGATTGGAAAGAGAAGCTATGGGAATAGAAAAAGACAAGGTAGATATGGCAAATACAATTTCTGAAACAGCTAGAAATCTACCAGAAGTAGAACATTTAAAATCTGAAACAATTTTAAACCTTGCTAAAGCAAAACAAGCAGGTAAAAAATCAGATATAAGTACACGAATACAATAAACTATGCCTAAAACAGATGAGCAGTTTTTTATAGACAGAATGTCTATGATGGAACATGAAGGCTGGTTAGATTTAAAAGAAGATATGTCAAATTTAGAATCTAATATTACTAATGTAGATAATATTAATTCTGAGCAAGACCTTTGGGAAGTCAAGGGTCAGTTGCGAGTTATAAACTTTATATTGAGTTTAGAAACAGCAACTACAATAGCGTTGGAAGAACTCCAAGATGGAAATCCAACATAGTTAAACTTCATAACCCCACGAGGGCGGAGAAAAAATGAGTATAGTAGTAGATGGTAAACCAGAAACAGGAGAGCCTGTACAAGAAACGCAGGTAGAACAAGTAATTGAGGCAGAAGCAGTAGCAGAACCAGAAGGTAATGTAGTTGAAGAAACCCCAGAAGTTGAAATACCAGCAAAGTATGCAGGAAAAACTCTTGAAGAGGTAATTGAAATGCATCAGAACGCTGAACAGGCGTTTGGTAAACAAGGAACGGAAGTTGGTGAACAACGAAAGTTAATCCAAAGTTTACTTGAAGCACAAAATAAAACACAAGCTACTATAGAAGAGCCACAAGAAGAGGAAGTTAGTTTTGAAGAGGCTTTTTATACTGACCCTGCGAAAGCAGTTAATGCAGCTATAGAAAAACATCCAGATGTACTCAAAGCTAGAAAACAAATGGCACAACAAGAACAACAAGCTAAACTTGGTGTACTTGAAAAAGCATATCCAGACTGGGAAACTCGAGTCGCAGACAAGAATTTTCAAGAATGGGTAGGTGCTAGTGAAATAAGGAAAGATATTTTCCGTAAAGCTGATACTGAATTTAGACCAGACTTTGCTATTGAACTTTTTGATATGTACGATAAAATAAATATGGTACAAAAAACACAAGAAGTACAAAAGAAAGAAAAGGAAAAATCAAAAAAGGCTTTACGACAAACTGTATCTGAAACTCGTTCCACACAATCTGTCGGTGGCAAGAAAATGTACCGCAGGTCTGATTTAATCAACTTGCAAATTACAGACCCGAATCGTTATGCTTCACTTGCTGATGAAATTCAGGAAGCGTATGCAGAAGGTAGGGTTAAATAATCATTTAATGGAGAAGTAAAATGGCTTTAGGTTCAAACCAAGTAACGACTTCCGTAGCTAATAACTTTATCCCCGAACTATGGAGCGATGAAGTTATTGGTGCGTATAAGTCAAATTTAGTGGTTGCTAATTTAGTAACTAAACTATCTCACAAAGGTAAAAAAGGGGATACTATATATATACCAGTACCCGCTAGAGGTAGTGCAAGTGCAAAAGCAGCAAACACTCAAGTAACACTATCAGCAGCTACTAATACGAAAGTAACAGTAAGTATTGATAAGCATTATGAGTATTCAAAGCTAATCGAAGATATTGCTGAAGTACAAGCACTAGCATCAATGCGTAAATTCTACACGGATGACGCAGGTTATGCTCTTGCTAAGCAAGTAGATACTGACTTGTTTGCCCTTACAGAGGGTTTACAAGGTGGTACAGTAGGTGGTTCTGGTGCAGCTTCTTTCGAGAAAGCAGTAATCGGTTCTAATGGTTCTACTGACTACACAGGTAATTCATCAAACGCTGCTGACATTACAGATGCAGGTATTCGTAGAATGCTTTTGACTCTTGATGATGCAGATGTTCCAATGGACAATCGTGTAATGGTAGTTCCACCAATCTGTGCTAATGACATGCTTGGAATCAACAGATTCACAGAGCAACAGTTCATTGGTTCTGGTGAAGCTATCAAAACTGGTAAGATTGGACAGATTTATGGAGTAGATATTTATATCTCTTCTAACTGCCCAAGCGCGGCTGGTAACTCTGGTGCTGATAGAGTAGGTGTATTAATGCACAAAGATGCTCTAGTTCTAGCGGAACAAGTGGGCGTCAGGAGCCAGACACAATATAAACAGGAGTATCTTGGTGACTTGTTCACGAGTGATACCATCTATGGAGTTGCAGAATTACGCAATGACGCAGGTGTAGCTTTTGTTGTACCGGGTTCATAGTAGTTAGTTAGGCGTAACCCCTTCTTACGAGGGGGTTATTACAAACTAATTATGCAACAATTTAACATTAATAAGGCTAAAAGAAGATTAGCTAATAAAGAAAAAGCTATTACTTACTTAGGTGGTAAATGTTGGAGATGTGAAGAAACATATGATAGAGAGCTTTATGATTTTCATCACATTGTTCCTGCTTCAAAAAAATATCAATGGGGTGAAATGAAAGATAAAAAGTGGGAAATAATAAAAGAAGAATTAGACAAGTGTATTTTACTTTGCTCTAACTGTCACAGATTGGCACATAAGGAAATGTTAAATGCCGTTCTATGATTTTAAATGTAAAGAAAATCATGTAAGTGAAGAGCTAACAACTTACGATGAAATGCAAATGGGTATTGAGTGTCCTAACTGCGGTAAGCCAGCTAAAAGGATTTATTCAATTAATGATGTTAGACCTAGTTATGGATACGAAATGACTAGATTTAGCATGAGAGAGAAAAAACGAAAGAGTAAGGATAAGTTTAATGGACATATTTGAAGATACTTGCGACCATGACTCTGTTGAAAACTTAGAGTTAGAACGCTTTAAAGTTAGATTAAGAGAAATCTGGTCAAGGTTTCTTGATGAATGCTATGATAAATATCCAGATGCAGATATGGATTTAGAACATTACAAAGAACATAATGCTCTAAAGTTTGCTGATGAACCTGAACAAGAAAGTGAATTAGATAACTTATTAGCAATGTTAGATGAGCTAATGGATTCTGGAGAAGAGTCAGAAGAAGTTAAGTCAGAAGGTAAAGCACCTACATATGGTAGTAGCTCACTTAAATCAAATAAAGAACAAGGTAAAAAAGAAGCAGGCGTATATGAATTTAAACACACAA